TATTTAAAGTATACACTATCGAATACCTGGCTAAAGTAGACTTATAGTAACAAATCGGACATTGGCTATTATAACAATTTGATAACTTTTAATATAATGTCCATTTTGTCTATTATGGTATAATTTATTATTGGCTAATACCTTGGTTTGTCCTATACCCACCAACCTTGGTATTAGTCAATTTTCATGGTATAATCAAGATTATGACTATATGTGGACCAGAGGTTTTTGGTGCAGATCCTGCAACAATTAAGTGGAATGTAGTAAGGGGTGATACCTCTCCACTTCGTATTGAATTTTTACAAGATGATGAAACTACATATTTTGACACTTCTGGCTGGACATACAAGGCAACCACATATGACTCAAAAACAGATATTTTAGATAACCTAGAAGTAACTGCTGGTGAAGGATATGTGGATATTATGGCTCCACCATCTATAACAGAGTTATGGGGTTCTGGCTATAAATCAGTAGTAGCAGAATTATTTTTTGATTTACAAGTAACAATAGATGGAGAAACAGTTTGGACACCAGTAATAGGAACAGTTTCTGTTTTTGGTGATGTAACAGGAGGTAGTTTATAATGGCAGTTATTAAAATTGTTCCAATGCCTGGAGTGGCAGTAGCGGGACCAGCAGGTCCACAAGGTCCTAGAGGGTATCAGGGAGATACAGGTTTAACAGGTATACAAGGGCCACAGGGAGAACAAGGTCTTAGTGGGCTTGAAGGAGAAACTGGTCCTCAAGGCCCAGCAGGTGCAGACGGAAGTCCTGGTCTTGTTTACTTAGGAGATTATGTTTCAGGTAATGGATACATTGAAAATATTGCAGTTGTAAAAGGTGCCGATGAGAATTTGTATATTGCAAAAGCAAGTGGTGGACTATTAAGTCCTGTTGCTAATCCTGGACAGTGGGATCTGTTTCTTCCTAAAGGAGCAAACGGTGCAGATGGAGCAACTCCATTTACTTTAATAGGTGCATACGATAATGGTTCTGCTTATAATTTAGGAATTGCTGTTTATTATAATGGCGGTACATATGTAAGAACTGGCAATCCACTTAATCCTGGATACCCTCCAACTTCAGGTGCCATCAATGAGTCATGGACACCTATTGCAGAAAAGGGTGAGCCAGGTGCACCAGCAGATTTAGAATCTGCATTTTCAGAAGTTTCATATACAGTCGGTGGTGGAACAGATAGTACTCAGCCAACTTTTAATGGAGCACCATTATTTTCAGGAAGTTATACAAAAACTGGAAACCTTGTACATTTTAGAGTTAATGTCGGCATGACAAACATTACGAACTTTGGCTCTGGTCAATACTACGTAACAATTCCATTTACTTCAGAGTATGATGTTTATGTTCGTAATGGACAACTAAAGCACTCATCTGGAGACATGTATTCAATATCAGGACATGCAGTTGCTGGAAGTAATCAGTTGAAACTTTATACAACATCATCAAATGGTAAAGAGGTTGCATTTACAAGTTCTACTCCAGTAGGACTGAACTCGTCTTGTGATTTCCACATATTTGGATCTTATTTTTCAACTCCAAACCCATAATATTGTGAGATAATAACCTTATGGCTGTTTCTAAATCTATGGATTTTCCAGGTGCAAAAAAATCTTCATATGCTGCACAAGTAGAACAAAGTCAGGCAACTTTTACTTCTGATAATACTTTATCTTTTCTCCCAGTACCTGGACCAGTAGGACCACAAGGCCCAGCAGGAAGAGATGGTAAAGATGGTAAAGATGGAGCCGTAGGACCACAAGGGCCAGAAGGACAAAAAGGACAAAAGGGAGAAAAAGGACCTTCTGGACAAAACGGACAAAGTTCTTTATCGTCTTCAGGACAGCAAGCAGGTTGGGCCTCATATATAAATACTATAGACAAACCAATAAAACTAGGCATCTCTCAAGGATATGATGGCTGGGTAACTCTTATTCTCGATACTAAAGATAAAAATCAAAACGAAGCATATCTTCCTGAAGGATGTACAAGTCTTTGGAACAGCCATCAACGAGCCCTAAACTTCCACGGAATAAAGGAAGGATCTCAGGTATTTGTGACATATAACTTTGAACTAACTACCTATACTCCTAATACAGAGGTTTGGCTAAGAACATATTTTGCAAGTAAGGATAAAGAATTTGTACATTTAGTAGGATCTTTCAAGTATCAAAACACATATAGCCTTTCTGTTACTCAACAGGTATTTATAGAAGATAGATCTATGTGGGGCAATGGCGCAATACCTCAAATTAGAACAGATTTTGATGCCCTGGTAATTTTCAATTCTGTATATGTCAGCGTGGTATAATAAAACCATGGCATTTCCAGCAACCTACGACTTTAACTACTATAAGGGTGATACCTTTGAATTTCGCATCTACCCGAAAAAGAACGATGGAACAGTATTTAATTTAACTAATTATCAGATTGCCTCAAATAGTTCAAGCATAAATGATGATGTAACAGACACTGTTGCCCCATACGATAGTGCAAGATTTACACTTTCAAATATCAGAGGACCACTTGGTCAACAGATTCCTTGCTTTGCAAGAATATCTGATGATGGAACTTATGTTCAGTGTGCAATTAGGTCAACAGATTCTAGTAACTTGAGTGCTGACACAGAGTATGTGTATGATGTCGAAGTTGTAAAGCCAGCAGGCGCAGCAGGAACAGGACAATACGCTCTTGTTCATACACTTCTTACAGGTAAAATAACAATAACCGAACAGGTAACTGGAGCATAAATTGGCAGATATTCTTTTATCCAATGAGGACCTTACAGTTTTCGGTGGACCAGAAACAATTAGTCTTGATTTAGACTTAGGACCAACAGGAGATCGTGGAAGTTTAATTATTGGCGTTCAAGGAGATCCAAGACAAGCAATCGTTGCAAACTCAATTTCTCAAGATGTTCAAGCCCTAGATATTGCAATAGACTACAGCCCAAGTTCAGAAACATATAAAACAGTTTTTCAAAATGTGTCTACTCCAAGTGGAACACCACAGTGGACACCTCTTGTTAGTTTAAAATCAAATTTTTATTCAGAAACAAAAGGACCTCTAACACCAGTAAATGGAAAAATAACAATTCCTCCAATAAACCTTGTAGACATATATGATATTTCAGATGGAACGGTTAGTTCTTCAAGATTTAGTGTCCAATACTCTATATCTTCATCAGAGAGCGCTGGGCCATTAGCAACAAACCTAATTATAAAAGAATTAAATACTAATCAGGGGTTTATCGCACTACCAATTGAAATAGAAGGAATAGAATATTTAGAAGGATCATGGGTTCCTATGGCTGGACCAAAATATGTTCATCTTTTTATTACGGTGGTATAATGAAACAGGGTGATCTATAATGGCAGCAGAGAATATTGACAATACCGTTAATGGTACTGGCCTTTTCCCTGCAAAAGTTCCAGGTCTTTCAGATGCAGCAGATATACAGGCAGCCCTAAAACTTTATCATTACGGATCATACACATACGATGGTTCAAATACAAATCCTACAAACCTTATAAACCCTTCAATTGCAAAGCACTTGCAAAACCTTGTAGACGCAGACGCTGCAGAAATAGTAAATAGAAATGCTGCCATTACAACACACAATGCAGACACCACAGATGTTCACGGTATACCAAATACAGCACTACTTGCAACCAAATCATACGTAGACTCAGGTATTGTTAATGCAATTAATGGAGCAACTGGGGCATATCCAGATCTTGCAGGAAATGCTATTGACTGGAACTCTATTGATGAGAGGTTTGATGTAGAACCAAGAATTGCTAACTCTGGAACTATTATAACAAAAACAGAAAGTTTTACTTTGTCCCCAGATGATGTCGGTAAAACTGCTATCTTATATTCTTCTACTCCAATGACTGTAACACTTCCAGCAAATTCTTCGGTATCAATTCCAGTAGGATATTCTATTGATATAATTCAAACAGGAACTGGATCAGTAACAGTTGTTGAAGGAAGTGGCGCAGTATCAATTAATAGCAAGTCTAGTATCAAATCTTTAGACGGACAATACTCAAAAGGAACTTTAGTTAAAATAGCCGACAACACATGGTTTTTTTTTGGAAACTTACTTAACGTAGTAGCACCAGTTGCACCTGTTGCACCAACTCCAGTTGCCCCTACTCCTGTAGCCCCTACTCCTGTAGCGCCTACTCCTGTAGCGCCTACTCCAGTACCTGTACCAGTTGCGCCAGTAGCGCCAGTAGCGCCAGTTGCGCCAGTTGCGCCAGTGGCTCCAACACCAACTGCTCCTCAACTTGCGACTCCAACACTTTCTGTAACATCTCAGGGATGGAATAGTTATCCAAACGCAGCATATGCAAACATAACTATAGGAAATCTTGACTATGACAATACTTACACATCAACTCTTGGAACACAAAATCCAGAATATCCAGAAGAGTTTAATCTTAGTAATTTAGATCCAAATCAGTCTTATACAGTTTACATAACTGCATCTCGTCCTGGATATACAAGCGCTCAGGGATCTATAACTTTTTCTGCTAATCCTACTGCAGCACCAACACCAGTAGCGCCAGTTGCTCCAACACCAACTGGTCCAACAACATATGACATCTATACTTATTGTGATCCAGTACTCGGAAATCGTGGAGCAGCATATGGTTCGGTTCTTGACGGTGAATACACTAATACTGGAACAACAACTAATCCATCATTAACTAGCGATCAAATTATTGCTCTTCTTGGCTGGGGCGCTTCTTGTCCACCAATACAAGTTGTAGTTCCTGGAACTGTTTATGTATCATACTGTATTAATGGTCAGGCTTTTAACGAGCAATATCCAGTTGATGCAAACAACATATTAACAACAAATATAAATGAGGCTTGTGCAGTATACACAAACCTTTTGCAATACTCAAATGCTACAAGCATTGATTGTTCTATAAGTTCCCCAAGAACACTACCAACAAATTGCGGAACCGCTCCTACAGCACCAACTGCACCAACTGCACCAACTGCACCAACTGCACCAACTGCACCAACTGCACCAACTGCACCTACCCCAACTGCATGGGCAACACCATTAAGCGGATACCATGAGTGTAGTTCAGCAGATGCTCCTAACCCAAATATGCCTAGTTGCAATTCTACAAATATTGGATTTTGTGTAAACAACGGAGCAACTGGACCAAGTTGTCCTGCTCCTGTAGCACCAGTTGCTCCTACAGCACCAACACCAACCGCAGGATCAGTAACCTGTCCAGGACAATCAACAAATCCTGCTAGTGCAACATGCTCTGAACTAGGACTTACAAGACTTGGTGGTTCTGATTACTATAGTATTCCTGCTGGGTGGTCTTGTTGCTCCGCCCCTGCTCCTGTCGCACCTGTAGCACCAACAGCGCCTACACCAGTAGCGCTAGATTGTCAAGCATGCGTTGGTTATGGAACTGGAATAACTGCAAACCCTACATATACATATAACTGCTCCGATGGTTGTGGAACATACACAGTTTGTCATACAGCAATAGGGTGTGCAAATAGAAACCTTACTGAGTGCCCTGGTTGTGGAGCAGCGCCATCACCCGTAGCACCCGTAGCACCAGTTGCACCAGTTGCTCCTGTCGCACCTGTAGCACCAACAGCGCCTACACCAGGAGGATGTGTTCCAGGAGATCTTTGCAATGCAGTTTGGGTTGGAGATTGTATTGACTTCTATATTTATAATGCATCTTGTGGATGTTCATATACTTCAACTATGTGCTAGTTATGGTATACTAGTTTAAAAGAAAGGATTAAATATGAATGAAGAAATAAATCAGTACTCAGATATAAAAACATATGCACTTGTTGTAGATGGAGAATTTGCCTGTGTTTTAAAAATGCCATCAATTGGCAATCCAAAATTAGAAATGATTTCTGCAGCATTAAGCAGTAATCCAGTTATTGTAGATATGACTGGTATAGATTTTCCAGACGATGGAACTGGCTGGACTTGGAACGGTACCGAATTAGAAAAAGCAGAGTAACCAATGAGTGACGAACTAACACCATGGGAACAATATAAAAAGAATCTAGGAGAGACAAGACCTTGGGATCTTGTAAATCCAAATGCTGACTGGGCAGACGAAGAAAAAGCCTCAGAAAGATATTCTATTTGTAAAAGTTGTCCAGAATTGATAAAGTTAACTAGTCAGTGTAAAAAGTGTGGATGCTTTATGAAAGCAAAAACAAAATTAGAAAAAGCAGTCTGCCCATTAGGTAAGTGGTAAAATGAAAAGTCCTTATTTGTTAAAAACGGTGCTTCCACCCGCAGAACATTTAGAGTTACAAAATCTAGCAATGAATCTTTGGTCAACAGACAAGACTACATATGATGAGGGTTTTGGAAGACACCAGTGGACAATTTGGGACGGAACACACAAAGAAAGTGTAGAACCACTTAGAAAGTTTCATGAAATGTTATTGCCATTAGCAAGAGAAGAATTTGAGTCAGAAACACTTTTGCCATCATGGTGCCTTATAAGTATTTATGAAGGAGATAAGGCAAGGCTATGGAAGCATAAGGACGACAATGCCTGTACTTATCATATGAATTATACGATTTTTCATAAGACTCCCTGGGATTTTTATGTTGAGGGAGAAAAATTTCAACCACAAGAAAATGATATGGTTATATCATACGGAAACGACCAAGAACATTGGAGAGAAGAGTTTCCAAACCCAGAAACAAATTTAGTTGCAAACGCTTTCTTCTTTTACGTAGAGCCAGACCATTGGTTTTTTACAGAAGGTCCACAATATTTATATACAAATATCAGAAAGCAAAATGAAAAAGATATTAGTTAGTATTGCAAACTATTGTGATCCAGAGTTTTATCAAACAGTCCTTTCTTTGTGGGAGCAAGCAAAAAATAAAGAAGACTTGTATTTTTCTATAGTGTCAGAAGATAACAAGGAATATGACTTGTCTTTTATCCCAAGCAGTCAACTATTCTATAGACATTTTGATTTATCAAAATATAGAGGTGGAGTTTGTTGGGCTAGAAACCTAGCAACTCAGGTTAGCGTAGATTACGATTATTTTATACAGTTTGATTCACACACTCAGGCCTCATCTGGGTGGGATGAAATGGCTATTGAAAGATATGAAAAACTAAATACTAATGGTGAAAAGTTTATTATTGCTTATGCTCCTGCAGATTACGAAATAATGACAGATGGGTCAATTAATCTTGATGCCACTTGTAAGGTGTCAATGTATGGATTTTTATTTACCGACCTAGTCCCAGGATTTAAATTTCCAGGATATAGTGTTTTAGAAATAGATCAGATTGTAAGATCTTACTGGGCCACATGCTGCTATCTTTTTGCACCAAAAAAATGGATTGACGAAGTTGGAATTAGTAGCAAAGAATCTTTTAACACAGAAGAGTTTGCTTTGTCATTAAGAACCTATGCAAAAGATTGGAAAATATATTCTATTGGGACAAGAGATGTTTTTCACAACCAGTCTCATCGCCAAGCAAATGGATCTGTAACAAGAGAAAACCTTAGACCGTGGGCAGATGAAAGAAAAGAATTTTATTGGAGCCATGTTGAGGAGTCAACAAATAGACTGTCTTTATTAATGTCTGGGCAACTAGATATACCGATAGATAAGGTCTATGGCTTTCTTAAAGAGTCTGGAATAAAAACAAAGTATTTAGACTTTATTCCAGAGTATGTTTCTCATGTAATTGTAGAGCCCAGATCCCTTGGCATGCCTCCAAGAAGAGACAAATAAAAACCCCCCAGATTTCTCTAGGGGGTAATTTATTTTTATAGATTATTTAGGAAATTTGCTCATCCAAAATTTGGTTCTTGGGGTAATGCCCTTCCAAGAAGACCAATCGTCTCCACCACTTGTCATATAGTATGCAATCTCTGCATTCTTGACTGGATTGAATAGTTCAGCGTTAGACTCAAGATCAAACTTAGTTCTACGATCAGGACCAAGGTTGTCTATCATGTTAATTTGAAACATTCCATAAGACGAGTCTCCAGTCTTATGGTTTCCGTTAAATGCCAATGGTCGTCCATTAGATTCCTTTTTAGCCACTGCCCAGGCGACCACAAGGTCTTTACCCTTAAAGCCTACCAATGAAAGCAGTTCTTTTAGTTCTAGATCAGTAAGAGAAACCTTGTTCTCAAAACTCTCTAGTTTTTTTGCCTTAGAAACCAAAAAAACCTCTTTCGAGGCGTTGTCTGCTGTCTGAGCCTGTTCCAGGCTAAGATTGTTCTTCGTACTTATTTCTGCGTTAGCATTAGCAGCATTAGAAAATACACTGATAAGTGCCACGATACTGAGTGTGCTAATGATCTCTTTGTTTCTTTCGATAAATTTAATCATAGTTTCCTCCTTAGAAAACAATAACACCCTGGTAGGTGTCTATACCAAGTATAACACAAAATTTTGTCAAAAGTCAACTTTAGAGGGTGGTATAATAAACATTATGCCTAATCAGTCATCTAACTATCCTAGCATGAAATATCCTATTTCTTCTGATCCCGTGAATGTACACGGAGATTTTAAAGTTTTGGTTGATGCATTAAACGATATTTTGCCACCACTAGGAATGACAAGTGTTGCTTCTCCTGTAAGAAATGCAAGTTCTTCTACCCCAATTTTTGCAGGAACACCAGTATTTATTTCTGGTAGTATTTCTAATGGAGGCAAGTTAAAGCCAACTGTAGAAAAATATAATCCATCAAGCCCTACACATAATCCAGATTTTCCAATACTTGGTTTAATGCAAGCAGATACTCCGCCTGCTGGAGCAGACGGTGCTGGAGATGGAATTGTTGTTGTTTCTGGAATAATACAGGTTAACACAACATCGATTGGACCAGCAGGAACAAAAGTTTATGTAGATGCAACAGGAGCACTTGTTGGCAATAGACCTTCAACTGGTCCAGCAAGATATGTAGGAGTTGTTGCAGTTCAAGCAACAAGGCCAAACGGAGGAATGCTAATTATTCAGACAAAGGGAAACGGTACTTGGGGCGCACTCAAAGACGGTTTATCGTGATATAATAAACCTATGGCTACATATAGAAACCCAAATGAAACACCTATTACTGGAGTAGTTCCACCAGCAACATACAATATTGGTAATAAGCCACCACTCATAAACTGGACTGTTGTAATTGGAGACACTGCATCTTTTAGAATTTATGTAGAAGACGATTTGGGAAATCCTTTAGACTATAACACTAGTGCACCATCAGACGATTCTGGTTGGAATATAACAGGAGATTTTAGAAGATATTCTGACAATGTTGGTGATGATCTTTTATTTACAGTTTTGCCAGACAAAACAGACTTTGACGACGCAGGAGAGTTTACTGTAACACTTTCTGCAGCACAGTCAAAGCAACTCTTAACTGGAGATGTTTTTGATATTCAATTAAAGGATGGTGATCGTGTTTGGACAGTATGTCAAGGTGAGATGATCATGCTTGGCGAAGTCACAGATCAGGAGTAATCTGAATGGCAAAAACCACGATTTCCGAAGGTATTGCTTTAGCAGTATTAGTATCAGCAACAACCATATCTCCACTAATTCAAATAGAAGATTTAAAACCATCTCCTAGTGGTATTGTCCATATAGGTTATCCAAAAGTAGTTATTCCAGCAGACATTCTTCCATTTAGACTAAGAATAACTCCAATTGGCATTGAAGGATATAGCCCAAGCAATCCACCAGGAATTGGTATTCAGATTGTTGGTTTTTCAAACTATATTCTCTAATAAGATTATTAAAAGGGATGTTATAATTACGACATGGCTAAAATATCAATTCCATCAGTTAAGAGTCTATTTCAAACAGGAGACAGACCTTCTCAAGAAAATTATGAAGACTTAATTGATACCGCTACAGCGCAGTCAACAGATTTAGGCTCAGCAGGTAACAATGAAAACACAATCAACGGGATTGAGAACGTAACAGTTGTTGATAACTTTGATGCCACAGTTTGGCGTATGGTCAAGTATATTGTTTCAATATCAAAGACTACAGCAGGGGACAACAAGTTCTATGCAACCGAATTAACTATTCTTGTTGACGGTACAAATGTATCAGTCAGCGAGTACGGAACAATTGACAATGATGGGAATATTGGCACCATTAATGTCTCTCGCACTGGAAATACCGTGGCTTTAACAGTCACTCCAGATCCTGCGATCAAGCCAGTCACTGTACGATTTGCTCGTATGGGACTTAAGGCGTAATAAAAGGAGATATAAAAAATGGCAACAGTAAATAAAGATTTTAAAATTAAGAGTGGTCTCATCGTTGAAGGTACAACAGCGACAGTTAACGGTTTTGACGTTCTTACAAAGAAGCAAGCAGATCAAGATTACGTAGTTAATCTGATTGGCGGAACAGCCACATCTGCTAACGAAGTAAACAAGGTAGTAAAGCGTGATGCTAATGGTAACTTTGCTGCAGGAGAAATTACAGCAGATCTCGTTGGTGATGTAACTGGTGATGTAACTGGTACAGTTTCAAGTCTTTCAAACCACGATACTGCAGACCTTGCAGAAAATGCAACAAACAAGTATTTTACAAATCAGAGAGCAATTGATGCTAATACTGGTCTTTGGGATACAATTGGTGCTGCATCAGCAGCACAGGCAGCAGCAGAAGCAACCGCTTCAGCAGATGCAACTTCAAAGGCAAATGCTGCACAAGCAGCAGCAGAAGCAACCGCTTCAGCAGATGCAACTTCAAAGGCAAATGCTGCACAAGCAGCAGCAGAGGCTACAGCAGCATCAGACGCTACCTCTAAGGCTAATGCAGCAGAAGCAGCAGCAAATATTTACACAGATGGAAAGGTAGCAGATCTTGTTGATTCAGCACCAGAACTTCTTGACACACTTAATGAATTGGCTGCAGCCATTGCAGATAATCCAAACTATGCAACAGATGTTGCTAACTTGGTTGCAACAAAGGCAGACACAACCTATGTAGACTCAGAGATTTCTGACCTAGATACAGCAGCACAAGGATATGCCAATGCAGCACAGGCTGCAGCAGAGGCTACAGCCTCAGCAGATGCTACAAGCAAGGCCGATGCAGCACAGTCTGCAGCCTCAGCAGATGCAACTTCTAAGGCTAATACAGCAGAACAAAATGCAATTGCACACGCAGATGCACTTACAACAGATGATGTTGAAGAGGGATCACTAAGCCTTTACTTCACAAATCAGAGAGCACTTGATGCAGCAGCACAACTTTTGAC